TGGGTTATCTTTAAATCTTTCAAGGACAAAAGAATAGTTGCCTTTTGCATCGTATCTATCTTCTGAATTTGGCATCATGTCTGGATTATCAAAAGTATCTATAAGCACTAACTTATTAAGTTTAAGGCCATCAACAAGAGCCTGGGCAAAATCTCCAGCAGCAGTTCCAACTTCCATAACCCGTAATTCTTTATTCATTCCAGCAAGCATATCTATTATTGAGTTACGATTTGGTAAAATTTTTGCTTTTGATACTTGCTCTTCACTAATTTCGAGTATGTTATACGGGGATACCGCAGGCATACCTATCTTATTGCACTGACATAACTGTTGTTTTATTTTTTCTGGTGGGTCTAGCCTCCATAAATTCCCCACTTTTTTTGCATTATGTTTCATACTATATATAATACCATATGCTATAATTATTGTATGCATCCGTTGACCCCTTCTTGGTATAGGCCAAGGCCAGAATTAAAAAAGATAGATAATATTTCTTCAATTATAGGTATTGATACTAATAATATTAAGGTAATTGAGAACTGGATATCTGATGAAGATTGCCAAAGAGCAATGAATATTATTTCTAAAATTCCTGTAAATCATTCAGCAACACACTCCTATCCAATTCATAATGCTGAGGGATATAAAGGAGAAACACAAGAAGAAAAAATCTTTGCAGAAGAGTTTGGGAAAAAGATGGTTGCTCTTGGTGAAGAACTTTATGGTCTGCCATTGTTAAGAGATCAAAGGTTTTTGTATGTGGTTCATCCAACTGGAACATACATTGATCCTCATACGGACATTCTAGATATTACTGATCCCGACTACGAAGGTGATACATATGAGTCACAGCGTGAAAGATTCCCCTATCTTTGGAGTGGTCACTTGTCAATCCTTGCCTACTTAAATGATGAATATGAGGGTGGAGAGTTGTATTTTCCAGAACATGATTTTGGAGTTAGACCTAAAAAGGGTATGATAATCTTTTTCCCAGGGAATTTACACTACGTTCATGGTGTTGCGCCAGTAACAAGTGGTACAAGATATACACTTTCCCAATGGTCAAAGTTTAAAGATTTTATTGCAAAGCCAGAACATGCCTAGAAAACCAATTCATCCTTTAGGTCAAGATGAGTTTAAATTATTTGCTTTTGATGAAATAGAAGATTCTGAAAAAATAAGTCAAGAACAACTAAATGGTGCAAAACTTTTTACCTCTAGGGAAGAGTATGCAAAGAATTTTAAGCAGGGCATTAGATATTTAGAGGTTGGCGTTGCCTGGGGCTACTCTGTTAAAATGTTTCTTGATGCAACTAATGCAGTATCTGCAGATCTTGTTGATTGGTTTAATCAAGATCTTAGATGTTGGTCTTGGAGAAAATTTGGAGCATGTCAGTGTTCTGGAATGAAGCATGAATTACTATATACCCCAGAAAAACATCAAGAGTATATTATTAATAAATTTATTAGTTATCCAAAAGTAACAACCTATAAAGGTGATTCAAAAGAAGTGCTCCCTAAATTAATAGATGCTAAAAAAGAGTATGATCTTATTTATATAGACATAACTAATTATAGGTTTACAACAAGAGATGCTATTAGAAATGCATCAAAGATGATACCTGTCGGTGGGGTTATAGGTATGAATGATTATCTTATTTATGATGGAGTTATTGAAGAAGAACCGTATGGAACATTTCAAACTGTAAATGAATTTTTACAGTATAATAAAAACTGGGTTGTTGATGCTATTGCTTTACACAATTTAGGATTTTATGATATATACATTAGGAGGATTGCATGAGCACAATGAAAGATTTTGAGCATTTTAATTTTGATCCTTTCAAAGTCAGAGATAGTACATCTGTGTGGGATTTGTTTTGGGATGAGTTTGATATAACTTGGGCACAAAGCGAAGAATACTCCAAAACAAAACATTTTACAGTAAACCCTGCTGAATCACAACAGGCTTTTGGCACGTTGGATGATGGAGAAGTTACATATGATTATAATAGTGATTGGTTTAGGTGTGATGAGTTTGCCACTGAACACCCTGAAAAATATCATATTGTATTTTCAGGATGTTCTGAAACAGAAGGTGTTGGATCACCACTTGAAACTGCTTGGGCAAAAATTGTACATACAAAATTAAAAGAAAAGTTTGATGTTGGTGGTTACTATAATCTTGGGAAATCTGGACAAGGTTGGCACAAAGTTATATCGTCCTTTCTAGTATATATTAAAAAATATGGCAAGCCAACTCATTTCTTTGTGTTATTGCCAAACGTAGCAAGAGATTATGTTTGGAGTGATGAGCGTCAAACTTGGAACTATCAGCAAAAACTTCCCTTTACTTCAGATAAAAAACATTTACCAGAAGAGATGGTTGATCAGGTAACCACTCTGGATCAATACAGAGATGCTTTTGTTCACTTTAGTCTTGCGTGGAAACTATTTGAAGCATTTTGTAATGCAAGCAACATTAAATTAATATGCTCTAGTTGGAACTACGAAGAAAGTTGGAACCTTAAATTTCATAACCATATGCCTAGTTATTTCCCATTAGATAAACCAGATTTTGAGGATTATGCAAAAATAAAAAGGCCTGATGGCAAATTTAAAGATAAAGATTTAAGGAGACGAGACAATCATTCTGGTGTTTTGTATCATGAATGGTGGGCAGATGAATTTATGCGCCATGCATTAGATAGGGGCTTATTCGATGATTAAGAAAATACTATTTTGGTACCGCTTTAGAAAAATTAACAAGAAGTTAAAGAAGAATCCTCAAAAATTCATATACTGAGTTATATGATATAATTGTTAAATAGTTTGACCTTATAAGGGGGGCAAAATGGATAAAGATAAGTTAGCAAATAAGATTGCTGGTAAGTCTGTAAGCAGACGTGGCAATGAGTTTACATTTAAGGAACTTGCCCCAGGCATTCATGTGTATGGAAATATCTGGCCTGAGTCAATGGAGTTTATGAAGAAGTTGGAAGACACTCATCAGTTTGATCGTGAAGATTATTACGATGAAGAAATTGGGAAGAAGGCAAGTACTTGCTGGGTATACCATAACGAAGATATGGCTGATGCTTTTGAAGAGGTTGTTGATTCATATTTATTTATGTGGGATCTTGGTCCACTGACAAGAGAAGCATTTAGAATTACTAAGTTTGAAGACAATGAATTTTTCTCAGTTCATCCCGACGACTCATATGGAACACCAAGAACTGCATCGTTTGTTTATTATCCAAATGATAACTACGAAGGCGGAGAGTTAGAGTTTGTTCATTTTGGACTAAAGTATAAGCCAAAGGCTGGAGAACTTCTATGCTTCCCATCTGGATATTCATATCAACACAAGATTCATAAAAAGACTGGTGGAGATACAAGATATACGGTTGTATTCTTTGCTTGTGAAATCTCACAAAAAGAACGAGATGCAAGAATGGAAACATTAGACTTTCCTTATCAGCCTAAACTAGAATACATCTTAAGAAAATAAAGACTAAATAAAAAAGGGGGCCTTGATTGGCCCCCTTTCTTTTTGCCAATTTACTTCTTTGCTGCTGGCTTCTTCTTTGCAGGAGCCTTCTTTACGGTTGCCTTCTTAACTGCAGTATCAACTACTGCTGCATCTGGAAGACGTCCAAACGCTGTGTCGTTAGGATTGATTGCACGGATTGCTACGGGCGCAAGTGCAGCCAATAGAGAGTATGCAAGTGTCTTAAGATCTGTCACACCTGACATATAAAGTGCAAGACCTGCACCAAGTACTGATCTTCCGTATGACGCTAGTAGTGCTTTGATTTGTTCGTTATTCATATTATTCCTCCTAGGATATAATTTGTGTTAGTGTAGTAAAACCAATCCAGAGGCCAATAATTCCTGCGACTCCCGCAAAAACTGGTGGTGCTGGTACTGGTAATTTGAATGCAGCAAACACGATTCCGCATCCAAAACCTGTTAGTGTTGATAGAAAAACTTCTTTCATCGATAACCCTTTTCTGATAACTCTAGATAATGTTCTGAACACACATCGACTATTGTTGTCTCTGTGCCGTATACTTTTTCTGCTTCAAGTTTGCAATCAATTACCTGGCAAGAATAAAATGCATCATATGCCAGATCTTCATGTGACTTAAACTTTATCATTCCTCAATTTTACCATAGTCGTCTGGTATGAACTTGATTAATTCCTTATACGCAAGGCTTATATCTCTCATAGCAGGGTGAAAAGGTGTCTCCATGACGTTACCGTATTTATCAAAATACTCTACGTGGCCACCGACTCTTTGCTTAAAGTTCCAGATGCCAGCCTGTACATTTTCAATATAGGCGTATGCCCAGTTTCTGGAGTCTGCAACAAACTTTAAAAATCCATCATCTTCTTTTGGTTCTGGATCTTTCTTTTCTTTTAATTCTTTAACTTCATTTTCAATTCTAATAGTATAATCAAGAACCTCTTGTTTAATCTTGGTTTCAAGTCTCTTAAGACTATGTCTCATTCTAATATTATCTATAACAACACCAAAAAATAATATTACAAAAATAAAGAAACCTATAAAGTTTAGTATGTTTGACATTTACTTTCCACCATCTCTCACTAAAAGAACAATCGCCCCATTTTCTTCAAGTGCCTGTTTAACTTTTAACATATACTGAAAAGCCTCAATCTTGTCATCATGATAAAGATTAAGAAAATCTTTTTCACTTGCCTTTACTGTAAGAAAATGTTCGTTATCAATGATTTGTAGCCTAAAGTTTTTAGGTGGGGTAATTGATCTAAAAGCCTTTTGCATATCGTTTGTATACATCTTAGTCGTTTGTAAGATACTGCCATGTATCTCCCCATTGCAATTTAGTTTTATGGCGATTGAATTCTTTTGATATCTTTCCGTCTTCAAGGTATATGCCACCCCAAACGCCGTACTCTCTACCAGTAATACCAATAGCAAAACATTCTTTCTTTACAGGACACTCTGAACAGAGTTTGTCAACTGCAAGTCTTAACTCTGGTTGGTCCTCATACTTTTCAAAAAATATGTTTGTGTCATACTCCAAACATAAGGCTTCATCTTTCCACAAATGCTTATTCAATTTATCCTACAAACTTGGAGGGTATATCCCAACCATTTCTTGTTGGACTAAATCTGCGAGCCATATACCAAGATCCATCCTTAAATAGCCCATATTGTGATGTACGTGCTTTATCTGTTTTGTATGAGTTGACTACTGTCCAGCCATCCCATGACAAAGAGTTGTTTGATGCCACGATTGTTTCCATGTCTTTTAGTTCTGTTACGATCATTTTATACCCCTTAGTATTGGAAAATTCCTACTTCAATTTGGTTTTGTTCTGCTTGGTATACCAGTTTAGATTTTTGTTCATTGGGATTACTCAAGAAAACAAAGTAATCAATTCCAGCAACATACATTTTTTCGTCAATCTCACTTGGTGGAACCATATGATATTTAATTTTTTTTCCTCTTGCCTTCATTCCTCTTTCAGACAAGTTTACAAACTCTGACACCATAGCATTGATATTGCCTGGCCCTGCACTATAGAGATCGAATGTCTTATCGTCTTGTTTAAGGTTTGACATGGCTACAGCCATGGCTCTAAGAAAAACATTGTAGTCTGCAAAATTACTTGTCCCCTGTACTCCCACTATCATGACTTTTCCCGTCTCTTAGTTTATCCATTATAAACAGCATCTTATCTAATTGTACCTTATCCATATGTATGGTGTCAACTATACGTGCAGTCGATCCATCAACATTTCTACCCTCTAAATCAGCAACAAAGAATGAGTTGTCTTTGATCCAGTAGGCCTGTCCATCAACGATGATTACTTTGATGTTTGTCTTTGCTTCTAACTCCATTGACTGAGACTTCCTGGGTGCCTTTAAAACCTCTTGTGGGGGCAATACAGGCGATACTATAGAGTGTATGTGACTCTGACTATACCTAACCACTAATCTATCATTGCTAAAACCATTTAATGATATTATTTTTGTAGTAAAAAATACAAGGGCAAATGTTATCACAGAGCCAAGAAAATATTCCATTTAACACCCCCCATATCACTAATTATATCATTTTTGTTGAAGAACAATTCTTATTATTTCTTTTAAAGTATACTGCTGAGATTTATCTAATTGCATTATTTCTTTTGCATTTAGAGCCTTATCTGTCAAGGTTACTGTAGGGTCCTCATCCAAGAAGTTTATCTCAATAAAACCATGCTCCCAAAGGGCCATAGTCTCTGTGGTAAAGTATGTGTATAGATCATTATGTAGTTCTTCATTAACTGACTTCATCTTACTAGTAAAGTTGTATAGTGGTTCTCCAGTGTCTATATCCATCCCCGCAATTTCAAGTGCTCCAGACAGAATCAGATCTTCAATGATTGATTCAATCTGCTCATCTTCATTCAACGAAGTCTCCAGGTCATTCTTGTGGGACCTTGATCTATCAACTGAAACATGTGGTGATTATATTGATCAGTTAACTGCTGAAAAACTTCAGGGCTAACCTCTTTCATTTTATCTTTAATCTTATAGAGCATTTCTCCACTTTGATTATCAATGCTATCAATTTCAATTGCATCCTGTAATAGCAGGTGCTCAATTAGCGCTTCCTGTCTTGGATTCATATTTACTCCTCGTTAATAAAAGATAGAAGTTCTTCTTTTGTTTTGGCCCCAGTAGTTCTGGATACCTCTTTATTATCTCTAATTAGTACAAACGTTGGTACTGATTTTACACCAAAATCATTTACCATTTCATTTTCAATATCTGCATCAATTATAAAAAATTTTGCAATAATCTGTTCACGATTTAACTCTTCAACAACTGGTTTAACTTTTTTGCAGGGGTTGCACCAATCTGCCGTAAAGTATAAAACACTCTTCATGGATTATCAGTTGTATCTGGTGCTTTAACATCTGCTGCTGTAACATACTTCTTATAGGCTGTAGGCCAATTTAAAATGGCTTTCTGTGCAACTGCTAGGGTAATGGTGCCATCACATACCAAACGCTTTAGAGCAGTTTCTATAACATCTTTCTTTCGTGCACCGTTATCAGCATACGGTTGTGGCCATAGATTTTTTTCATTTGATGGATCTCCACCAAGTTGTAATGAGATAAGGTGATCTTCTTCATATGCTCCTGGAGTTGGACCCCAAATAGCAACATATGACTTGTATGTTGTCTTCAACTGCTTATCTTTTAGATTGTTTGTATATGTTACAGTTGGACGAATTGTTTTTGTCCAGCCTACCTTGCAAACTGTTGTAGCAATATTTGACTGTGTAACTGTAGGATTTAACATTCCTGGCGTTACCTTTTTATTTTGAACTACCCAATCTGGCTTGTTTGCTGCTTGGGCTGTTCCTCCAATTAGTGCAATACTGATGATTGCTGTTGTTAATATTTTTTTCATTCTCTTCCCCATTTCACTTTATTCCAACCACGCTCATGAAAATAATAAAGTATAGTTTTACTTAACACTTCAAAGCCTGCAATTGAAGCAGCAGTAATTGCCTTATGTGTTATAAAGTATGACAACACAAAAGTATCTGCCGTTCCAATTATTCGCCAAGTGATTGCCTTTAGTGCTGATCTTTGTTTAGTTACATTCATTTTCATCCTTAAAGTATAGTCTTGTTTCTTTATCTGCTAAATCATTATCTAAAAATAAATTAAATATTTTAGAAAAAATATATTTTATTTTATTTTTCATCTCTACTTCCATGCCAATAGCACCATCCATGAACTTTTTTAAAGTCTTCTTTAAAAATATCTTGGTATGATCTTTCAATTTTTGCTTTTGCCTCATGATCAATGTTAGTTTCTGGTGAACCAGATGTATAATGGAAAAATATCATATCAACATATTGATCATCTGTAAACAGTTGTGGAACTCTCCAGTGAACTTCATATGAAGGTCTAAATACTAACGCAGAGTTATCTGTAAGAGTAAATACCTTATCTTCAATAACAAGTGGCCACTGTACATTGGACTCTAGTTGATAGTCTACTGTTAGTTTTGCATTTCCTGTATCGTAATGAGGAGCAAGTCTTGGCTCCCCAGTTTTATTTGAGTATCTAGTAAAAGCAACACCTTCAACTACAAGATCTTTGTTATGATTTTCATTAACATATTTAGTTACCTTGGATATTAATTCATGAGGTATTACATTTGCTGCAACAAAAAGAACTCTTCCAGACCATGGTTGATTAAGTAGTTTGTCTATAGGTCTTCCGTTCTCACGTATTTCCTCAATTGATATGTCTATTGCTTCAGAACTATTTAAAAATGTATAGATGCTATTTTTTAAAACAACAACGTCTTCATCATTAAATAGATCCGAAACAACTAGACTATCCATATTAAATACCCATCTCTTTTCGCTTCTCTGTTGCAGAGATAGCCTGAATAGATGCATCTAGTTCAATCTGTTCAATCTTATATCCTACATCACGACCATAAGAAATGTTTGTAATGTTGGGCATCTTAACAACAAATGCTTCTGGAACATCTTCATGAATGTACTTAGTTACATCACTAAAACTTAGTGGATCTTTTGGCGTCATACCTTGCGTATGTCGAACTCCAAGAACAACTTGGTAGGCTTTCTTCTTTGCTTCTTCATACAAGGCTCTATGGCCTTCATGCCAGGGTTGGTAGCGACCTAACAACAAGACTGTGTCTTCTTTCCAGTCTACCATTCCAAATTTGCGGACCACAGTAATTGCACGAGTTGCAAGTGCGTCTGTGTGTTCATCTCCAGTTACTTCAATTCTGTGATCATAGTGAATAGGGTCTTCCCAAAGTTTATTTGTATCTTCGAATCGACCTTCTTTAATTGTGTCTACCCAAACAACAACATCTGCTTCACCAAAGGCTTTGCGTGTTTCTTCTGTAGGGCAAACAAAATCCACAAGAACTGGCTTATCTTGAATATTTTCAAGGAGTCGTGCTAATTCTCCCATGCGACGTGCTTGTTCAATTCTATCTTCTGGGCTAAAGCCAAGGTCCTTATTTAATCCAGCACGGATTTGATCTGCGTTTAAGTGTATTGCATTTGTTCTATCTCTTACGGCATCAGCAATTGCTGTTTTACCTGAGCCTGGTAGCCCTAAAAATTGAATTATCATCGTAGTTTCTCTCTCTCATCTAGAATGCTTATTGCAAACTTCATCATCTTGTCATATCCAATAGCATTGTCCATCACTTTATTGTAGTGGTGCCCACAAAAAAATAGGTCCCCTGCAATACCATTAACTTTAACTAAAGCCTCAGAATTACATCTATCACATCGATCATGAGGGGAAAGTTGCCATTCTTGCTGAACATCATCTTTAATCATTGTAAACATTATACTACCGCTTTCTGTTGTCGGTGGAATAAAATCCACTGCCGTTGAATACTGCTCCTATATTAGAGTATACACGTTCCAGAGGAACATTGCAAGTCTCACAGTTATATCCTGGATCATCTTCTTTAATTGATCGAACCTTTACTACGATGTCGTTGCAACCTGCGGTACATTTATATTCGTACGCTGGCATTTATTTTTTCTTTAATTGCCAGACAGGAAGATTAATCTTTGTATCTTCTAGTTTGTATCCCAAAATAGATACAAATGCTTTGATAAGTTTAATTCTCATTATTTTACCTTCCTTCCAAATTTTGACCATAATCTTTCGTGAACATAATATCCTAATGATTCAATTGCAATATAAGAAATTGCTCCATATCCTGCATATTCCCATTCACCAGTAACTACATAAATTATTGCAGCAAGAACTGTAAAGTGAAATGATTCCCAGGTAAATGTTTTAAATGTTGATTTTTTTGTTGATTCCATTATGCAGGCCACTTAGGTCTTACTACTCCCATTACTAATGAATAAGGACGCTTCTTTTTATATGCGCCTCCGCCATTACTTTGTGATCCTTTTGTATCTCCACTAGTATTTCCTTCAAAACATACAAGGTTCTTTCCATCATTAGAGTATACAATTCCTACATGGTCTGGCTCAGCATCTTGATCAAATTGAAAAAATACTATATCTCCAGGTTGTGCTTGTCCAACTGGTACTAATTGGTTATTTTTTGCAAAGTACTTTAATCCTGCATCACAAGATGCAAAGCCTTTCTTTGACTGTGCTGCTACTAATTGAACCAATCCCGCTTGATCAAAACAATAAGAAACAAACATTGCACACCATGGTTGTCCATTAAGGCCATACCATTTGCCCATAATTGTTAGATTATCGCCTTCTTCTGCATATGCTTCATCTACAAACTTTTTTGCTATTGCAAGTACTTTGACTGCACTTGGGTTTCTATCTTCTGCCATTTTTTCCTCCTATAGGATATGTATTAATTATACCAGATTAGCGTGTAATTGTAAAGTTGTATGCTTTTTCCCATGCTTGAATGTCTAGTTCATCATTGAGTAGTGGCTGGCCTTTAATATTAAGGCTAGTATTAAGAAGAACTGGCACCCCAGTCTGTAAGTAAAACTTATTCAAAGTCCTCCACAAGCCACGGTGTTGATCTTTATTTACGGTCTGGACCCTTGACGTTCCATCTTTATGTACCACTGATGGTATTTTATCTGGCTGTAAACATTTAACCGTATACTGCATATACGGAGAATCAAAGTCCATATCAAACCACTTGTCTGCAAACTCCTCCATAACAACTGGAGCAAATGGCCTAAATAGTTCTCTCTGCTTAATTAGATTAACTTTGTCTTTTATTAATGGATCTCTTGGATCAGCAAGAATACTTCTATTCCCTAATGCTCTTGGACCATACTCTGCTCTTCCTGATGCTACTGCTACGATTCCATCTTTTAATATTCCCGAAATAATTTTATCAACTGGATATTCTCCTTTAAGATCATATCCAAGATAAGGACTTTTCCAATTTAAATGAGATCCATACATTGCTGCTGCTGCACCTAACGAACTGCCAGCATCGCCTGGATTTGGCATAATCCAAACATCATCAAAGATGTTCCATAGAAGCGTATTGGCTGATGAATTTAATGCACACCCACCCATAAATACAAGATTTTCTTTTCCAGTAAGAATATAAGCCATGTGCATAAAATCATTAAGTCTTTGCTGGTATACCATTTGAACTGCTGCTGCTATATCAAATTTATCTTGCTCAGATTCAATCCATCCCCAATCAGTAATTCCTTTATGAAAGTTATATTTTTGTTTTGTATAGGAAGGAAAATAGTCATCAACTTTTCTATAGTATTTTTTCCAATCACCATATGCAGCCATACCCATCATAATATATTCTTCTTGGTTTGGCATAAGCCCAATCAATTGTGTAAAAGCAGAATAAAATAATCCAAAACTAACTGGATAGTTTTGCTTATACTTAAGTCTAATTTTGTCTCCTTCTCCAACCCAGATTGTTGAAGTGTTGTATTCTCCTATTGCATCAAGCACCACAATGACTGCATTATTGTATGGGCTTGTATAGTATCCTGCAGATGCATGAGAGTAATGATGTGCAAAATTTTTAGATGGTATGTTTTGCAAAACACTTGATTTGTAATACGGAGAGTCTCCACCAAAACCACCTCGTGTTTTTATTCTTAATTTTTTTAATAAAGGTTTTTCATAATAAGCAATCCGATCTGGCGTCCCATACTCAAGCGCATTAGATATAAGTTCATTATTTGTAAACCAGTCATTCTTTACCTTGCTATATCTTTCGGCATGACCAGCAAACAATATTTCTCCATCTTTAATTAAAGACACAGAAGCATCATGTGTGGTTTCATTGACTCCTAGTATTATCATTCTGCTCCAGTAGAATCTCTCTTTTGTTCTAGTGGGACGTTATGATACCAGTTTGGTAGGGCATATCTTGGACCCCTTGTTACTGGATATACCTCATGAACATATAAGAAGTTTGATGGGAAGAATAGTACGCTACCTGCTTCAGGTTTAAATTTTAATCCCGAATGTCTAAATTCTATCTCTCCACCTTCGTAATCATCATTAAGATATAAAAGAACAGATAAAACCCTAGTGCTTATCCCTTGATCCTGATGTGCTGGAAGGTGTCCAGTTTTATCATATCTAAGAAGATGCATTGTTTTTTCTCTAGACTTAATATTCTTTTCTGCAAATGGATATAACTCTGTTGAGTAGTGCTCAAGAGTTCTATCTAGTGCTCCAAATAATTCATTAGAAATAAAAGTTTGCTCATCTAGATAGATATCAGACTTTGGAATGTCCTTTACTTGCGGTATAAATTTTTGCATATTGAATGTAAGCATATTAGCACCATCACCATATGTCCATGGGACCCAAGGCTTTACAGAAGTTTTAAATGGTGTTGGCTTGTCTTCTTGATACCTAGCATCAAGTTCTTCAATTTTATTAATTAACTCTGCTGGCTTGTTTACAATATTTTTATAGTAAACCATTCCAAGATCAAGTATTTCATAGTTTAACAAGTGGGTAGTCCTTTGCTTTCCATTTATTAAATCCAGGATGGAATTCTGGATCAGCATGCGCTGGTAGAGATGTATGCATGTATAGGCCAGTGTACCTATTGCCTCTGGTTACAGTTGTAATTCCATGGATATACTCTGTTCCTGCCCCTGGAAAAAATACAGCAGAATATTGTTTTGGTTGATACTCAAACTCTTGGTTTGGGAAATAAATTTTTCCACCATCATACTCTGACTCATTATTTAAATACATGATTGTGCTAAACTCAATCCAAGGCTCTGGACCTTGTGCATCAATGTGTAGTTCGCCCTTTGTTCCAGTTTGCCAGTGTGATCCAAACGCCTTAAATACGTAGATGTCATTTTTAAAGCCCATGAGTTCTTTATGCATCTGATTTGATTTGTGACCATACTTGATCATAATATCTTGTACCGTTTTATTGTACGGTAACGATGTACCACCAAACCTTTTAGCGTAATACTTTGGGTACTCATTTACTTCTGATGGATTTAGTTGCTCGTCAATTAATGTCTTAGCATCTTCTGGCGAGATGAAGTTCTCTATTACTGTTATTCTATGCATTATTCCTCCTGTATTAATTATACCATTAGTGAATTGACTTGGTTTTTGCTACAAATCTTCTGGCATCAACTTTATTAAAATCTAGTTTATCTGGGTCATAGGCAACATCATTTCCATCAAATGGCAACTTTTTTATTAGTTTAAGATCAATACCATGAAATATTTCAAAATCTTCACGGCTTCTTTTTCTTGCCCCAAGAAATAGGAACTTGCTTTTCCCTGTATTTAATAGGTTGACTACCTCATTGTAGTTATGGTTTAAGGAGAATGGGGTATATATGTTTCCAATTGTAGGAGACTCTGATATGCTAAAAAATTTTGTAGGACAAGAATAAATATCAAAGTTGGCAGAGAACATGTCAAGCGACATAGTTTCTTCTTCTCCATTGTATTTTAGGTATTCTGGATACTTCATATGGTGATGAAATATTTCTTTTGTAGTAAAAATAAAATCTCTATCTATATAGTTAGTCAATGTAAAGTTTTCACAGTCTTCTTTTTCTACTCCTATATAAAAAAGATTGCTATTAGAAAGTTTTACAGAATGGTTTCCAGAAATAAGGATCTGCTTATCTTGCACGAAATCTAATAAGTTTTTATCCCAATCTTTTGTAAGCATTACGGAGTCGCCCAACTGCAAGACATATTCTGCCCTTGAGTTTCTAATTGCTTGATTTTTAATTGAGCATGGAGATTTTTGAGAATCCCAAAATATGTGAGTGTAGTACGTAACTCCAATAGACTTAAATAGTTCTGTCCTGTCAAGAGGATGTTGATCTGCAACATAGACTGTTATCTTGTTGTCTCCACTGGACATCTCTTTTAGGTTAGTTACTGTTTCTTTTAGCCTTTTACCCTTGTATGAATAAATAACAACATCAATAGTTTTACTCATTTTCGTTGTCAATTTCTATCTCTTTACTATTCTTAATTCCAAATCTTTTTCTTATCCATGCGGTCTCTTTATAATATCCATAAAGTCTTGATCTTCTATTTTCTGCTGCTAATTCGTGCTTGTCTAAATCTTCTTCAGTCTCAAGGACTTCGCTCTCCCAGTCCTCACGCTTAAAAGGAATTATTTGAAATATAGGAGTTCCCTTTGGAATCAAGCCTATAAAATCTTTTTGTAAAAAGAATGCAGTAAATACTGGCAGTCCCCAAATATCTGACTCAACAATTCCAGACATAGTATAAAATGGCAGATCAAACCTATTCATTGGATGCGTAATTAAAACAGAGTAGCCTGGGGGTGTTTCATAATACCAGTTCATTCTCCAGCCGTAATGTATTGGATGACAGTTGTTTGGTACTGGAAGTTCAATTGTTGGTCTCTTATCTATCATCATGACCTCGCCCTTCCAAGACACAATAGGCTTACCATTTTCATCCTGATCTACATACACGTCATCTTCTAATACGTACATGTAGCCACCAGTAAGTGCATCAAAGAATGGCATACACATTTTTGTTGCAACCATTGCGCCATCTGTTCCTATATTATTTTTTACTCCAAGCGTTATATCATCATTTGATTTATCAAACCTTGCTAAACTTTTATACCACTCTGGAACAGTGCTTACTCCTGGAACTGGAGCAGTTAGTCTACCATCATGCCCTGTAAACCCTGGAGTAAACTTTATCGATAAAGGTTTCTTCACTTAAATTCTTTCTTACTTCTAAACTTTAACTTATAAGCATTAACAAAATTACTTCTTACATTAAGTCTTTGCTTTGTTATGATGTCATTAGCCTCTTTGTTTTCAACAATCTCCATTTCCCAATCTTCACGCTGAACTGGAATTACCTGAACAAGTGGTGTACCTTGTTTGATTACACCCTTAAAATTTTTCCTAACAAGGAAAGATAGATGACCATCACTAATAAACTTATCAGTGTCTACATATGCACCAATTGCATAGAATGGAGAGGAATCTTTGTGAACTGGATTCATAAAGATAGAACTATATCCATCTGCTGTTCCAACAGAATAAAATGGCATAATTCTAAATAGATCTTTATGATAAAGTTCTTTGTCTATTGGATAATGAGAATATTGCTGAACATCATGCTTTGATATCATGTCCCCTGCAAATTGCTTCAATGTAATTGGTACTGACCATTCAATTTTTTCTGGGTTTGTTGCATCAATATAAATATCACATGGACATAAAATCAAATATCCAGCAGTCATATAATCAAATACAGGCATGCATCTTTTTACTGTAGATGATACATTTCCCATTGGCAAAAACTTTGCGTCATCAATAGATCCAGGCTGATCCCTATACCATTTTGGTACAAGTCTAGACGCTGGAATTGGCTCAGGAGCAAACGCTTGAGTTTTTTCACTGAATGGGTAAAATTTAATTTTGTTCATAGAAGTCCCTAACTCTCTGTATCATTATATCATCTGCTTCAAAAACCATATCAAACATGGGTTGCTGCCTTTTAATCTTGCCAAACTTTGGAGAAACCATATGCTTCCCAGTATTCTTAAAACTAAAGTCAACAAAGTGTGGCTCAATGTATACCTCAGTTTTGTCTGTTTTTTTATAAGAAGCAGAGGACTCCTGTATAAAAAACGGAGACTCCACGTCAGGTCTTGCATACCTTACCTCAATGTCCTCATCAATAAACCAAGGAACGTAAAACTTATAGTATCCCAAGAAGCAATCTTCTGGTCTATCATAGGTGTTTTTTGTTCTATAGTATTGTCTCATCCAAGGTCGATCTAAATTAAAAAACTCCCCGCTTTTTTTTATTAACAAAAAGAACTCTGCGTGATTTCCTTGTCTTAAGGTAACAGTATTGCCAATTATAGATATCAGTTCTGGTTTTGGATACAGAGCCTCTACGTATTTATTGATTGGCTTTATTACTGAATCAGAGTACTTTCCTTTTAGGACATACTCATACCTAGTCCATTTTTCAGGCAGTCTAGACTTTTTACTGATCTCAGAGAATACTGGATCAAATGTTGTGTACCACACGTTGAAGTCATATTTGTCTTCTTCGTGAAGCATAAGTGGTTGTTCCATCTTTACTTCCTTGCTGGTCTGGCAGGTTTCGATCCTGCGACATCCGAATTAACAGTTCGGCACTCTACCAACTGAGTTACAGACCATTATACACTACTAGGAAATTGGGTTAACAATTCCCTTTGGTGTATTAGCCGTTACCCACATTGATGCTACTGCTGCTGTTGCTGATGATGATGTCTGTGATACAGGACCAAAAGTCGTATTGTATACCCATTTGGTACCATCCAAAGATAGTCGAGCAAAGTAATCTGTGTTGGCATCAAATCGTGATATAGCATTTCCTTTTTCATCAGCATGTGCAACTGCTAAAGTATTAGCAATACATCCTGGATAACTGACAGACTTGTTAGTATCATTACCTGCTGCTGCAAATACTGGAATACCATAAGACTCTAAGTCGTTGATCAGTGATCGAATTACAACATCGTCTGCAAGACGAGCCTGTGGTGTATTGACTGGTCCAAATGGAGTACATTCTAAACTGGTCTTATTAAATGTTAGTGAAATTGAAACAGCCTTTACCTTACTCCTATTGCTCTTTACCCAATTAAGAGATGAAATAAGTTGGCTTGGAAAAACGTCAGATTGTGCGTTTGCTGCACAAATTGGAATAATACTAATAGAAGGATTTTGCAATTTTGCTACAGCATACATTGCTGTTCCATGATTATACGGATCAGACGCCTTTGCGTTTGCAATTGGTTTTGACTGTGCACATGCTGCACCCGTTGATGTGATTGGATTTTGTGCAATATTTGACTGAAAATAAGAGTCAATAATTACAAGAGACTTAGTGTCTGCTGCTTGTGATTGTACTGGTACTACAACTGAAAACAATACTGCTACTAATGCTACGATCTTTTTCATTTTATTCCTTTTCATTTTAAGATATCATCAATCTGATGACATGCTGACAAGGGTCTCCGCCCTCTTCCCATTCTTCTATTTCTTCTTCACCCATATAAGCATAACCGCCATCATGTGTATTGCAATAAGGTGGTGTTACCCAGCCCCGATCAATACCATTTGAAAGCCATATGCCAAACTCTTGCTCTTCTGGAGATAAATCTTCTTCGTCACTGTAGTTCATATTATAAGTATACCCCTACACACTGACAATGTCAACTGGCCCCATGCATGATGGGTTAAATTTTATTGCAGCATTTACTGCTTGAAGAACTCTGCTCCTTGCATTTTTTTGTTTATCTGTTGCATATAGAACACCGTAAGCATACTCTGCTCCTGAACCCATAGCAAGGTATGGTAATGTGTATTTAGATAAAGACATGTCTGCAGAACTATGTTCATATATTTGTCCACGAATTGCAATTATTAATCCAAGGTCTCCTTCTTTTGAAGTGTCAACCCAAAACTCATTGTAGAATTCTTTAAGTTCTTTAATAAACTTAGTCTGCATAAACTTATCAGTGTCTCTTATGTTTGGGGTAGAGGGTTTAAAGTTATATCTAATTCTTTCTCCGTCCATCGATCCAGCATAACCAATTAGGTATGGTCCAATCTTCCAAACTTTTGGAGCATCAAGCGCTAAGATAGTTCCATCGTCAGAGGCGCCACGATCTCCAGCCATATAGATCTTGTCTTCATGTTTTACTACAGCAATACAAGTCATTCTGCGTGGTAACCTTTCGGATATAGTGTTATTATTACTTTTTGTATTTCGTCTTCTTCTGACCAAAGCCTACTATTAGTATACACGAATTCTAGTATCTTGTCAAAGACCCCATCAATATGGACTTCAGTGTCCATGCTAAGATTCATCTGAAAATCTGCTTCCCAATCATTACTAAAATTATCTGATAATTCTTTTATTACCTCTTCTAAACCTTTAGATTTTAATATGATGACTGTTGGTTTATTTAATAATCTAATTTCTTCAAATGTTTTTTCTTTATTTGATAAATGTTGAAAGTTGCCAGCAAAATAAAATGAATGAACATTTCGCTTTCCATTAACTACTGCACTTATAACTGAGTTGGGGCCAGATAAAACTTGATAAGAAATATTCATCTCTACAAGCATTGACTTGAATTGTGACATAGGCTCAAGAAAAACTGAAGATCCCTCATCTGAAACAGCAAATATTTTTTTTCTATTTTTTACATGCTCAAGCAAAACATTTTTCATATCATCAACGTGAGCAGGATCAGACTCAAGGTTGTATTGAAGTATGATACCTCTTGGATTTATGTTTGGTCTCTCTTCAATATTAAGATAGTTGATAGCATTAATCAATCTAGAAAACTGTCTATGATTTTCTACTAAAATAACATCTGCAGTTTTGATATGCTCAATAGCAGATAAACTAATATCTGCTGGATCTCCAATTGGCAAAGCACCAAAGACTATGCTTTTTCTGAATAAATTTTTTTGTAGCGTGTCTTGAATTTGATAGCGCAAAGAAAAGCCCCTCTATATAGATACCTTATAAGTATACCATCCAGAGGGGTTTTTCAATTAATGACTAATTAGCCTTTTTATCTACTGACTTAAAAGCCTCATTTATCTCTGTAAGAGATAGTCTTCCATCGTCTAAGAAAGCCCTTGCAAGCCTTTCAATTACGCTGGCTACACCAAGCAATCCTGCTAAGAATACTGCCTGAATTGTATCTATTCCTACCACTGCTCCTGCTCCTAGGACTGATAGTCCTGATGCTGCAAATACCGCCAAAATTCTCATTAGGATATTTGTTAATGCTTTTTGTGAGTTTTCTTTCTTGGGTGCTTCTGCTGCTATTTTTTTAGTTGCCATTATTCATCATCTCTATTTCTAATCGGATATGTGATTGCCCATGCAATTAATGTACATATAATTGCATACCCCACTATCGTCTTTGCGGAACCATCAAGGACTACCCAAGCAATAAACATACCTAGGAGTGTCCATAGTTGATCTATCATATCTTGAATTACTTTCTTAATATAGTTAATCATTTTTTCTTCTCCTTATTCCTTTAGAGTCGCCAGAGGCTCCTCCTCCACCTGACCCACCAGAATTACTTCCGCCTGTGCGAGAGCCTCCTGTAGATCCTCCAGTGGCTGCGCCAGTGACGGCGCCCACAGCATTCAATGCTGCTCCTGTTGCTACTACTGTAGCCACAACCATTTTTGTTGCTTCTTCTCTTTCACCTGGAGTCATATCTGCTCCAATACTTCCAAGTGCTGCTAATGCTGCTCCTGGATCATTAAATAATTCTGCTGCAAAGGCTGCTGGGTCTGACACTAACTCAACTTGAACTGCAACTTCTGCTGTAATTACAACTGAATCACCATTTTCAGATGTGCGAACATCTACTGGTGTTTGTGGTGGCAAGTCTGCTAATTTAATTCCAGCATCTGCAACCTGTTCTTTAGTAAGATTTTCACCTGGTGCAACTGATTGAATCAATGCATTAGCAACAATTTCTTTTTCTGCTTGAGATAATTTACCATCTGAACTTGCTAATGCAACAATTGCTGCGACGTCTTCTTTTGAAACATTACCATCTGAAGCAAGGGCATCTAGCACAGATTTTTCATCTGCTACTGAAATTTTTCCATCTGCTGCTAATGCATTAATTAATTGATTAGTTTCTTTTGCATCAACCTTACCATCTGCTGCCATAACATCTGCAATATCTGCTAACTCTGTTGAATCTAGTTTGCCATCTGCCAAGGCATCTGTTACGGTATTGTTTACTGCTTCTGGTGTGCCTTGATCTAATGCTGCTTGTTCTGCTTCTGCTGCCGATTGCTCAGCATCTGCTTGTGCCTGTGCATCTGCTTCTGCTTGTGCCTGTGCCTCTGCCTGAGCAGCCTCTGCATCTGCTTGAGCCTGTGCATCCTGTTGGGCTTGTGCTTCAGCAGCCTCTTGTGCTGCTTGTGCATCTTCTGCTGCTTGTGCATCTAACGCTGCTTGAGCCTCTGCTGCTGCTTGAGCATTAGAAGCATCTATTGCTGCTTGAGCGTCTGCTTCTGCTTGAGCCTCTGCTGCAGCCTGGGCTGCTTGGGCTTCTGCTGCTGCTTGTGATGCAGCCTCCGCTGCTGCTTGGGCTGCGTTGGCTGCCTCCTGTGCTGCTTGTGCTGCTGCTGCGTTTGCAGCATCTTGCACTGATGTATCTGGTGCAGGTTCAGGTGCAGGAGCGGGTGGTGGAGGTGGTGTTGGAATTGCACTAATTACTGTTTGTGCCTCTGCAATTATTGCAGGTGCAGCAGTTACTTTTTCTACTGCTGTAGAAACAATTGCAAGATCTGCTACTTTTGCAGTTAATGTTGTGTTTGCTGTTGCTAATGCGGTCACAGTATTTTGTGAAACTGTTGCAATAGGAGCAATTACTGCATTTGTATTTGCTGTATTTGCTGCTACAACTGCTGTAATTGCTGAGTTTAATGTAGCAATTTGTGCATTTGCTGTATCAATTGCTGATTGTATTGCTGCTGTTGAAGGATCTGGTGTAGGTGTAAATGATGCACCTTGACTAATAGTTCCATTAAATCCAGGTCCAGAATTTGTATCAGTAATAGGAGTAATTGTTCCATTAGTGCTTGATCTAGTATTAAAACGAGCACCATTTGGAATAGGCCCAGTGACACTAACATCTGCTACCCAGGCACCATCTGCTGGGTTGACATCGGCATTAAATCTAATTTGTGTCATTTGAGTGTCAGCAGTTACTTGTGGATATGGACGAACATCCCAGGCTACAGAAAGTGTATTGGTGGTTGTTGAGTATGTAACTCCAGAGCCATTACTCCAAGTAGTCCAGTCATATCCTGCTACAGAAATTGATGGGGCACTGGGAGTTGAATAATAATTTTGTCCTTCATTTACTCCAAACATAATTGTTCCATTAGATCCTACATACACATTGTTATAAACAGTGTTTCCCATACGTAAATTAAATGGAAGGTTCATACGAACGCCAGCATCATCTGTATTTGCTAATACATTTGTTGATGCTCCAATTGTTGCTGCCAATGCATTTACTGCATCTTGAGCATTATTAATTGCTACGTTTGCCTGAGTTAATTGTGTTTGTGCCTCTGTCCGTGCAGGCGTTACTGCTGCTACCGCAGTGGTTGCTGTAGATATTGCAGCATTTGCTACTGTTACTGCTGTCTGTGCTGCTTGAACTGCAGTAGATGCTGTTACAGATTGTGCAACTTCTGCTGCAATTGCTGTAGCAACTTGCTCTACAGTAACAGGTGGAATAGGTGACCCTGCTGGAGTTGCTGCTGTTGCAACCGCCTGTGTTAAGGATGTAGTTGCAGATTCAACAACCGTGGCTGCTGCTGTAACAACTTCTTGTGCTGCAGCGACCTCTGGTGTTTGTGTTGTAGCACTTACTGGAATTGCTGCTACTGCTTGAGTAACGCCAATGACTGTTTGAGTAACTGTCTGGGTAACTGCTGTTGCTGTTTCTACTACTGGGGAAACATTGGATACCTCTGCTACTGCAGATATTGCTGTGGCCACTGCTGTGTTGGCTGCTGTGACTGCTGTATTAGATGCATTGACTGCTTGAACTGCTGTTGCTATCGTGGCTGTTGCGGTATCTGAGGCTGAGATTGCTTGGGCTACCTCTGTGGTGGCTGTTGCTAAGGCTGTATTTACTGCTTGCTGTGCAGGGCTTACTACTACCTGCTCTGCTGGTGCTGGGACTTCATCAGCATGTGCGTGATCTGCTGGAGAGAATAACATCCATAAAGTTAAAAGCAAACCTATTAATCCAGATTTGACAAGAAGTGATTTTATTTACCTTTCCCCCTTATGCAAACAATGTCTGCTAGGATGATTATACCATTTTATTAAACAAAAAAGAGGGCTAGCACTTGGCTAACCCCCTCAGTTGTTGGATTAAGTTACTTCTTTAAAGCAACCTTAGCCTTTGGATTCTTTGCGTTCCACTTCTTTGCAAGAGCATTGTACTCTGCGATGTAAGTAGCATTAGCAAGATCTGCTGCTGCTGTTGCTGTTACTGTTGCTGCTTTTGCGTCTGCAAGTGCCTTATCTGCTGCAACTTTATCTGCTGCACGGCCAGCACGTTCTGCAGCAAGTGCTGCATTAGCAACTGATAGTTCTGCGTTCTTTGCTGCAAGTTCCCCTGCAAGATCACGAACTACTATTGTTGCAACTACAGAACCAACTGGTGCTGAAAGACCAGTCACTGCTGTTGCTACTGTTGCATATGCTGTAACAGTTACTGAACCTGAAGCAGGAAGTGTAACTGACTGCTCCTTAGTTCCAAGTGTTGCTACTGCTGTGTCTGTTGTAAGTGCTGTTGCAGTTGCTGCACCATTTGCGCTTACCAAAGTATTGATTGTTGCTCCACCCTTTACGTTACCAAATACGTCGTATCCTGTTACCTTAAGAGTTGCAATTGTTGCTGCTGCGCCAGATGCTGGGGCAGTCAGAGTGATTGAGTTCAAAGCACCTGCGGTACCCTGTACATAATATGTTGTTGAATTTCCACCAACTGTTACAACAACTGTTCCAACTGCAGTAGTCTTTGTGTAAACATAGAAGTCTGCTGTTGTTCCTGTTCCTGTATTAATTGTTAGTGATGATGATCCAGATGACGCTGTCACTGGTGCGGTTGATGTTGCAAGAGCAGGAACAATTGTTGCATTTACTGCAACTGCTGAAACTGCTGTGCCTGTATCTACAGATGAAACAGCAATCTTTAATGCATCTGCTGCATCGATACTGTTATCTGCTGGAACTGGAAGTGCTACAGGAGTTGTTGATACTGTACCACCTGTTGCTGCAGAACCCGCAACCGTTAGGGTTGTCGTGGCAGCGCTTGCAGATGTTGCTACAAGCATTGTGCTAGTCAGGGCTGCAGCGATGATTAGCGATACTTTCTTGAATGAATTCATTTTATCTCTTTTCTTTTTATAGTGTATTTAGTCCAGCCAAATAATCTTCAATGTCTTTTAATTGGCTAGGTTTATATTGTATCACATTTCGAGAATCCATGTCAAATTGTTCCTCTGGAGTCTTTGGCCTATCTTTATAAGTATGGACCTCTATCTCAGTATTTATATCTTTTGGGGTATGTGATATTGCCCCAAATATTGCTCCACACACTGCATCAGCCAAGTCCTTTGACTTCTTGCGTGGGTGATCAACTCTATCATTTTTCATAATCTTTAACTGGGTTAGTTCTTCGAACAGAAGTTCGATTGCTGGCATAACTAGCCTCTCTTCATAAACAAGCATTGCCATATCTTCATAATGTTTTTTAGCAACAGAAACAGTATCAGTTCTCATTCCAACCTGATTTAATTCATTCTGAATATCAAATGACTGCCAACGGTCAAAAGATACTAGTCCAATATCAAATCCAAGTCTTCTAAGGTTTTGAATCCACTGCTTTACCTCTGAAAGGTTAACTGGGCCTTCAATCTTTGGCTCCCACCATGCTACTGCATCTACTACTACAATTGGTGCTACCTGTTCGTAGTTATTGATTACTTGGATATTTACCCATTTTTCTACGTGGGCAATTGCTACAGCACACTTGTCATGCTTTTGTGCAAGGTCAGCGTGTACATAATATTTTTTAGTTGGATCTGGTTTAAATGATTCATCAAATCTTTTAAAAGCATCTATTGGATTTCTTGTTGTCATACAAGATCTTACCTTCTCATGCTGCTTAAAGAATGCATCCGATGCAAAAGTTGGGACACAGGCAAAACGCATCATGGCATCTCCAAGATCTGTCATAAAAGCAATCTTAAAATCATCAATCTTTCTTGTTGGGTTTACTTCCCATGTTGGTCTCTTGAGTGCAAAGACCCCAGGATATTTATATGAAACTATATGATCTTCATCCCAAGTTATATCAAATGTATTGTCTGCACTATCTTCTGGAAGCAATGGATTAATTACAAACTTATGTGTACGATCTATAACTTCTTTTTCAGAGATTACTTCATCATACTTTTCTGAAATAAAGTCTCCTGGATAACGTGGAAATGAAAGCAAAACAACCTTACCAAGGTCAGGAAAACGGGAGTCAACAGATCCACGGAAAGCCTTATATATATTATCTGCGGTTTTTCCTTGATCATTTCCTGTACTAACCTCAGATGCAAAACCTGAAATCTCATCAAGAACTGCAAGCAAAAGATTCAAACCTTCATGTGACTCACGTTCTGAGTGTCCAGAGTAAACAGTAATAGATTTATTAAACTCAATTGAATCTGCCTTGGCATAATACTTTCCAGCAAACCATGGTGACTTTTCAATCTTTGTTTTAAAACCTTTAAAGAAAACGTTCTTTGCTTGTTGTGCGTTAATAGCAACGTTAATTAGGTCAATAGCGTCTCCAGAAGGCTTGCCAAAGTATTTTGCTGGGTCTTTTAAACATAGTAACTTGTATACAATGTATGAACATGCTACGGTTGATGTGAAGTCTTTTCCAGATCCCTTGCCAAGTTGCAGAATGATTTCGTTCTTTGTGTACTTGTCGTAGTATTGGGATCCTTCTTCTTCCCCCATTAATTCTATTAAGTCTTCTTTTCTATATATCTGACTCATTGCCTCAACAATGTCATACTGGATATCAGACAAGCCAGGCTGGCCAAGGTAGGCATCACCCTCAATAAATGTTTTGGCGTCTACTGGAATCTCTTCAAAGTTATTATCTTTGAGGGCTTCTAAAAATTCATCATACATCTTGAACCACAGTTATAACTTCATCTTTTTTAGCAATAGATGAAAGTCTTTTCATAATCTCATCACGAACTTGTGGATACTCTGACGCAATATCTTTTAGGATTGACATTAATACCATCTGTCTATTTTCAATCTCAATCATTTCATCAGCAAGTTCTTTGTTCTCAAGAAGTCCTGCTTTCTGAAGCATATCAATTCTTTTTGATTCAATATCCATGACTAGTTTAATTGCCTGAGTCTTTGCTCCAAGGTTATTTGTCATTGATGCCTCGTCAATTACTTCGTAAGACTTTGATATAAGTTTGCTGTAGTGTGTATCGGCAGCAGCAAGTGCTTCTTTAGCACGTGCTCTAATTGCATCGTTTGCAGATGCCATAACTTTCCACTCATTAATTAATGTCACAACACGTGTGCGTGGAATATCCAGTTGTTTAGAAATTACTGTTGGATCATTTCCCTTTAGGTACTCTTCAACAACAAGGTTAACTTGGTCAAGATGTTTAACTAGATCTTCTTCAGTCGACATGATTTAACTCCCTTGCTATCTTTAATAGTATGAGGTAGCCAATCAAATCATCAATATCGTTATCGCCAATGAATGCTCCGCCTCTGGTAATTCTAGAAAGTTTGTCATCAATTCGAACATGTAACTGTTCAATATTATCAGAGATAGAAAAAATACGAACTGGATTTAGCGCTGAGTCTCCATAAGATTTATTCTTTGTAATAAGCATGTTCTTAATCTCATCACAAACCTGACCAATTGTAAACTGTGTCTCAGAACTCATTGTCTATCTCCTCTTCTAGATCCCAATCAAAACCTTCTGGTAGGTTTCTAAGTGTTAAAAGTGTGTAGGCCAGTCCAGCAGACATGGCTAATGATAAAATAACTAATGCTTTACTTGTATTTTTCATCTCTTTGATTTCCTTAATCCAAATTTTGCAAGGTATACGTAGATAGTCTCTAGGCTAACTCCGCACTCCTTTGCAATCTCTTCTGGTGTCTTTTTGTCCATAATATATCTCTTACGCATAAAAGATTCACTTGTATATAGTTTAGCAGCCATAGCGTTATTTGTCAACCCTGTAAATTGGTTTCATTTTGTCCCAGTATCCCCCAGGATTTCCAACATACACCTGTCCAGTTTCACGATCTACGAGTAGCCATTTTTCTGGACATAAGGTTCTAACGATAAGGATTACATCCTCTTCTTCTTGTTTAAAGTTAAATGGTTCCCGACTCATAACTGTACTGCTTTCTCCCAATTATTAATTGCCCAATGACCTATACCGCAGGCATCTGCAACATCGTTATCTGTAATAGTTCTATCATACATTGTGTTGATATATCGAATAGTCCTTTGTTTTCTTAAATCTCTTTCATAAGTCTTAAGCCATGACTCCGACTTGCCAGGATTTTGAGATTTAATATATAATTTTTCATCAGTGGATATTTTTTTATTACCTATATAGTTTTGCCATGTAATTGGGGCAACCCTGCCTATTACTTTTGTACCAGTCAAACCTGCAGCGCCAAGGATTGATCCTTGAACAAGTGCAAGGTCTGCTGCTGTCTTTGGACTATTCATGAACACAGTATGCTCAATTACTATTGCTTCAAACCCTCCATAGTAATCAAAGAATGCCTTTACCTTTTTACCAGCATCCATAACTTTTTCGTAGGTATTATTACCTTGAAATTTAATCTTTCCAACAGCACCCAGAGTTTCCTGTTGTGTATCAAAAAGCGCAAAACCTAAACTATTGGTGCTTGCGTCTATAGCGCAAATACTTTTTGGGAGGTTCTGATCTATTAAGGACAACTTCATTCTTTTGCCATCCGCTTAATTTCTTTTAAAACCTTTTTGACATCTGATGGATTAATGTTACACTCAAAACAAATTGGCTCATCATTGTATATCGATAATTCAAGTTGACAATTTTTACATAAACGTTTTTTGCCTATGCGTTTTTGTCTTCTTGCATGAAGATACCTGGATGCAATCTTTTGCTTTGTAGCAGCCTCTCGACATATTGCAGAACAATATACCTGATATGATACAGTAGACTTAAATTGGTTATCGCACCAATTACAATTCTTCATCCAATGACTCCAAGGATTTGACTTTAAGATCCCCTTCGCCTGCTGACGCACACGCTTTTTGTACTGGGCATGATTTGCATATTTTGGAATTTGCTCTATAGTTTTTCTTAGGAAGAGTTCTGTCTACCCAAGCCCTACGAACTTCTCTCATCCAATCAAATGCCTGGTCTACCCACCGACGGTAATGATCGTTCACTGTTACGGGAAGAACTAGTAACTCGTGATTGTTTTTATTCTCATAAATAAGAACACCCTTTGACTTCTTTAGGATCTTCATATAAATAAGCAATTGTATTAAGTGTCCAGTCTTTGGCTTTCGCTTTGCTTTTCTATATTCAAAGCCTTCACTCATCATTGTTTTAATTTCTCCAACAATTTGCTCATCTTGCCAATTTAACATAGCATCGCCATATCCAAAAATTGGTGGATCTTGATTAGTAATCTTAAATTCTGTAGTAGGATTATTATCTGCATCACGATAAATCTCTGCAATTCCAGAAGCCATCATTGCATCTTGAATTCTATCATGTGACTTTGTTCCAGCAGTCATGTTGGCAACACCATATGCATCATTATTATCTTCAAAGGTTTGGCCATCGAAGGCAAGATACCAGTATCTAGGGCACTCTCCATGCCCGTAGGCAATTGTTGATGGGGCAAAGGTCTTCTTTTGCGTATGCTTTGGTCCACGTCCTTCAAGATATCCAGACTGGATTTTTTGAATCATTTCCGTTGTATCAAAACTGTCCTCTGGAAATGGTTCTGGCTTGATCATTATTGATTTTAGTAAATTTTTTGTCATTGTTTTTATTCTCGTTTCCGTTCATATAAGTATAGCAGAAATTACCTGGTTGTGTACTTTAATGCAGAAACAAGATTGTTAATTGCTTCGGCTGCGGTGTAGTATAAGTTTTTCTTTCCACGATCTGACTTATCTACATTGGCCATCCATGTAGCCTTTAGTGCCATTTTTGCTGCAATTGCTTGAAGTCTAACTATCTCAACAGTCGCAACATTTAGTGGGATATCTGGCTTAAGGATAACCTTGGCAATAAAAGTCAAAGCAGTTGTAAGTTCTTCGTCATTCATATAGTCTGCAATTTCTGACAGACCGTTTATCATATCTATTGTTGTACCGTTTTGTTCCATTTTTATCCCATCGATTTCTTTGATATTCCGTCTCTTAATCCTTCTTCTTCCCAAAGTTTAAACGCTGCCTGCATATCTGGCCTTGACTGAAGTTCATTTAGGTACTCTGTTCTTTTGGCTGGATAGTGCTCTGGATCTATTGGATTGTGCTCCCCAGTAAATCGATAACTTGTTGTTGGGCAATAATCCATACTTATAATCTCACAGAACTCTCCCTCTTCAAATTTACGCTTTGGTCTCCAGTGTATCTGATTCACTGCGCTAAAGACAATAGTCTGACCACCACTGAGTGAGTACTTAGTGAAATTACTTGTATCATTCCAATTGCTTACATATAGGTCCCACTCAATGTTTGTGTCTGGGCAATAGTTTATTGTTACAAGATTTTCATCTGCATCAAGATGTGGTGGAAGTGCAGGAGAATTATCTCCATATCCATAGTTTATATTATAGTCAATATAATTCCAATGACATAAAGCAATGTCTCCATTATAAAGTGGCTTAGCAATTTCATCTAAACGCTTTTCGCAATCTTCTGGCATATCAAACTCAATAAGAGTTCGTGACATATTCTTTGCTATCTTTGGTTGAAACCTACTTCTGAACTCAGACATTCTAATGTATCCATCTTCAATCCTATCACCAATAATAAATGGTTCTAATTTTCTATTTTCTTCAATGATATCTCTAATTTTTTTATCTTGCTCTGGTGTAAAAAGGTTATCAACATAGAATGGTAGAGGCTTTGTATATTTATCAAAACCAGTTAAGTACTTATGTAACTCAGCCATTATTGCTCCTCATATACTTTAATAAAGTGCTTTGCTTTTTCATTCATAATACTATTAACGTCTGCACCCTTTGGTTCAGCATCAGATTTCTTTAAATGAAAGAAGATCATGTCTATAAATTCTTCATCAGAAAATACTTTCTTTGTTCGCCAGTGAATTTGATGTGTTCCAGAAAATGTTAACGCTTGGTTATCTTCTAATGGATACTCACGTTCTTCAACTACAAGTGGCCAAGTAGTATTTGATTTCATTTGATAGTCAAATGTAAATCTTGGCTCCTTAAATGTTTCGTCATAATGTGGAGATAGAAGAGGTGCCCCCAAAGTACCATCCTCTTCATATATGTTTGTATATCTTGCAAACTGATATTCTGAAATAACCAATCCAGACTCTCCAGATATTTTTTCACAATGATCTACAATCTTTTTTGCAACGCTTGGAGGTAACTGAAAATCAGAAATTTTTTGATTAAATCTTTTCATTACATACTTCTGTGATGGCGTTTCTAGCATCTTATAAATGCTTGCAATTTCTTCATCAGTTAAGACATCTTTAACTATTGTATTTGATTCATTATATTTCATTTATTTTCTCCTAAGTCTTTTCTAAAATTTCTAATCTCTTCAAGTAAACTATTATCTTCAACTATTGGGGGAACATCTGGAGTTAACATTTCAAAAAATAAAACCTTTACAAAGTCATTTTCTTTCCACTCACGAATAGTTCGCCAGTGATAATCTTGCCATGGGTATAGCATAAAAATTCCATTGTCTGGTATTGTGTACAACTCTTTATTACTTCCAACTTGCCAAGAAACGTTTGATTCAAGTTGATAAGTAAGCACTACCCCCGCACCACCTGAGATCTCTTCTTCAGTTCCTTTTGCAGGATTGCGATCTTTGTGTACCTCCAACTTTGGCTGCCCATACTTTAAACTATACTCAGCATATGTCACACTAATAAGTCTTTCAATATGAACATCTATCTGACAGTTATCTCTTGCTATTTTTGTTACCTTGTCAATAATATAAGAGGGCAATGGTAAATCATTAATGTCAAGTCTGCCAAGATTATTTCTTTTAATTCTAATAATTTTCGATTCATGCCACTTTCCATCTATTGCATCATCCCACTCAACAACTTCACGGGTAGCAAGTTCTTGCTCAATGACTGCTTTAATCTCTTGAATCTCTTCAGGTGTAAATACATTATCGATCTGATTATTTCTCATAATTATATTATACACCATCTACAATCTGCTCTAATATGCTCATCTCAATTATTGCAAGTCTTACTTTGGCATTACCCTCTCCAATTACAACAATGATTGCTGGATCATTACCGTTTTTAATTGCATCAGTTGTTGCCTTTGCCCATACTGCTTTATTCAATGTAAAAGATTTTCCAACCTCTTTAAAGTCTACAGTAAAGTTTCCCCAAGAGGCATCACCTTTATGTGTGCCACGACCAGAGTTCTTGTGCTGTTTAGCACCTATTCTTTTACTTTCACTCTTTTCCGTCAAAATCGCTCTTCTTTCTTTTTCCTAAATAAACTGTTGTAAGATGTTTATCTTTACACATCCAAGTTAAAGTTTTAGTATCAGCATAACATCTTAAAGTTAGTACAATTGCTTTGCAAGTGTGGCATGGCCATTGCCCAGAATATACTGTATACGATGCCAAGTTACTTATCGCCTTGTCTAGTAAACCTAAAATAAATCATAGTAATAAATTCACGATCAGAAAAAATCTTAGATGGTCTTGAGTGTTCAAATTTTACTGGATTAAAAACTACGGCATCGTTATTGCTAATAGAATAATCTTTTCCGTCAACAGTAATATCCCAGTTAGTGTTGGAGTCTAGTTGGTAGTCAACTAAAAATGAAGAGGTGCCACCATCTTTGTGTCCATGCAGCATTGGGGTACCGTATTCTGCTGAGTATGTTGAAACTAATATTTCATTTGAATTAACAAAGTATTTTCCATCAGTAAAGGTATCATTAATAATTTTCTGTACTTTATCTGTAACTTGTGATGGTAACCTAACCTGGGGAATATCTTTTCTTCCCCATTTTGAATATATCTTTATATGATTTGCTTTATCTGGATCTACTGGCTCTGGGTTTAGAAAATTTAAAGTTTCTCTACCCTTACTCTGAATTTGAATAAAATTTTTTAATTTTTCAACCTCTTCGGCAGAGAATATATTTTTTAGAACAAATGCAGATTTTATCATAAAGACAACTTTCTTTTAAGGTCATCTTGTAAATCAAGATCTTCTCTAACACGATTAATAAATCCATCTCTACCCTGAACCTTAGTTCCGTCTGGCAACAAGTACCACGCCCCAGTTCTTTCAACTAAGCCAACTAATTCTGCTGTATCAACAAGATCTCCAACTGCATCTAAGCCGATTGAGTCTCCTCTAAAATAGAAATCATATTCTCCTGATTGAAATCCTGGGGAAGTTTTTGAGAACTGAAGTTCCCACTTAATTTTTCTTCCAACCTTTTCCTCAATCAACTTATCTCCTACTTTAATCTTTCCTTTAATCGCCTGATTGTCGGACTCGGAACTAAATAACTTAATAATGCAAGAGGAATAAAACTTAGTAGCCTGACCACCAGAAGGCTGCTGACTAGTATACATAGCATTAATATTATTGCGAGACTGGCTAATAAGGACAAGCAAAGTAGGCTTAACTTTATTATTAGCATAGTTAAGCATCTTCCATGCATTGCTAAAGTCACGGGATTCTGCTCCAATCTGCTTAGTATTTTCTAAAGCCTTCATTTCATCAGTATCTTTCTCAAAGTAAATTGCAGGAAGCATTGATGTAATAGAGTCTACCACAATTAAATCAACTCCTGCATTCATTAATCCTACACCAACATCTACCATATCACTAATAGTTCTTGCCTGTGAGTAAATTAATTTTTCTGGATCTACCCCAAGTTGTCTGGCCCAGTTTTCTGAGTATGACATTTCTGAATCAATCCAAGCACATAACTTTCCTTCTGACTGTGCTAGAGCAATCATTTGAAGGCACATAGAGGACTTTGCAGAGGACTTTGATCCCCAGATAAGGACTTGTCTTCCGTATGGCAAGCCACCGCCTAGAGCCTTATTTAATCCAAAACTTGGCGTTGGCTGAAACTCATATGAAACTCCAACACCATTGCCTAATTTCTTTCTCAACTTTGGATCTAGTTGTGCAAACGCTTCTTCTAAACTAACCGACATGTATATCCTCCAATGTAACTGTCCCGTCTTTTGTCTTTCCAAAACTAAACTTATAAGATTTTCCTTCTTCTAGATTCATGTATGCTCTAGCAAAAGATGTAGGGAATACTGTGATAGAGTGAAGATCTCTAGATGTATCAGCAAGTGTTAATGATGCCATCTTCTTTCCAGTTTTTGTAATCCTTGGCTTAAAGGATACCACAAACATTTCCTCTTCGGTAAAGGGTAACTGCCTGTAACTAAGAAATTTTACTAATGCGTTGCTTGATGTTTTTATTTCATCAGCAGGAACTGCAGAAACAATCCTATTATCATTTGCAAGAATAAGATAAGTACGACCAGTTTCAATAGTTGTTCCCTCATCATCAAAGATTCCAACACTGCCAGTCTTATCTAATACTTCAACTCTTGACCAGCCAGTTCCTCGTTTAATTGCTTTAACCATGCCTAGAAGGATATAGGATCCCTTCTCTTCAAAATCACATACGTCCTGAATAAATGCGTAATAGTGTGAGGGAATAGTAATATTAAATTCTGGAAGGTTTAAATACTCATAAAGGTTTTCTTTAATCTGAGTATCATTTCTTTCATTGTCTGAAAATGTTAGTGCACCAATCATATTCATAGCCTGTAGTGCACGGCTATTAACTCCATTGCCTTTTGTAAAAGTAAACTCTTCTACTTCCTTATAAGATTTAAAAGGTCTAGCAGCAATATACTTTTCAGCAATATTATTAGAAATATACTTAATTGCAGTAAGTCCAAACCTAATGCCCTTGCCTTCAATTTTAAAGTCAAAGTCGGAGTCGTTAATGTGTGGAAGTTTTACTGAAATACCCATACGTTTTGCCTCAATAAGATATCCAGTTCTATTGTCTTTATCCTTCTCATTCTTTAGAAGAGCAAACATAAACTCAAGTGGATAATAATACTTTAGCCATGCCGTCCAATACGAGAGCGTAGAGTAAGCAACCGCATGAGACTTGTTGAACGAGTACCCAGCATGTGCTTCGAAGTCATGCCATAGATCACGAGCCTGATTGGGACTAATAAAGGCAGAAGCACCCTCGACAAACCTTTCTTTGAACTCGTCAAAATCTTTAGCATCTTTTTTCTTTCCAATGATCTTTCTAACTTTATCTGCTTCCGACATGGACATTTGTCCAAGGTGTACGCATGCTTGCATAACTTGCTCCTGGTATAGGATGCAGCCATAGGTGTCCTCCGTGAATGGTTTCATAATTTGGTGACTATAAGAAACGTTTTGCTTGCCATGCTTACGTGCAATATAGTCCTTGCCAATTGTATTCATTGCTCCTGGTCTAACTAGTGCATTAGATGCAGCAAGTTCGTTAAAATTCTTTACCCCCATTTTTACAAGAAGGTTTGTATATGGAGTTGCTTCACACTGGAATACACCTTTAGTATATCCATCAGAAAGCATTTCATAAACTTTTGAATCTGCAAGATCAAGAGAGTCTAAATTAATATCCTTATAGTGGTTTTCTTTAATCATTGCAACTGCATCTTGAATAACGCTTAGCGTCTTTAATCCAAGTGCGTCAATTTTAATTAGACCAATTTTTTCCGCTTCTTCCATGTCAACGCCAACCACTGGAATCCTATCGTCAGATCCAGGAGAAGAGCGAGTTTCCATCGGCGCATACCTAAAGATTGGATCTTTACTAGTAACAACTCCTGCAGCATGAATACCAGTACCCCTAATTCGACCACGTAGTTGTTCTCCATACATCTCCACCTCTGGATATTTATCTCTAAACTCTCTAGTTGATTTTGAGGTACAGTATTCATCCCAGGTATCAACCATCTTCAGAACCTTATTAACATCTGTTAATGGAATATTTAATACTCGTGCAACATCTCGTACGACTCCTTTGTCTTTAAACTGTAAGAAGGTAGCAATAGATGCAACGTGTCTATACTGTCTAACTAAATAATCTTTAACCTCATCACGGCGAGAATCTTGAATGTCCGTGTCAATATCTGGGAAATCGTTACGTTCTGGATTAATAAAACGAAAGAACAGTAGTCCATACTTTAATGGATCAACATCTGTTATTCCAAGTGCGTAGCATACTAAAGAACCTGCTGCAGATCCTCGACCTGGACCAACCATAATTCCTTCCTTCTTTGCCCAAGCAATCATGCTTTGAACAACAAGGAAGTACGGAGCAAACTTCTTATTTTTAATAATCTCTAATTCTTCTTCAACTCTAGCAATATATTCTTCATTATCTGACAAACCTTTTAACTCTAAACCTTCAAATGCAATCTTTCGCAATTGCTTATCTGGACTCTTATACTGCACTGGAAGCAAGTTTAAACCTTCTTCTATGCCATAGTCTTCTACTGTATCTGATAATAGTAATGTGTTTGAATAGATGTCTGCTCTGTTTATCCCCTGCGATTCCATGGCAGTCTTAATCTCTTCATAGGATAGAAGGTGAATATCAAATTTATTAAATGTTATTTGACGATCTTCCCCATATAGGTAATCAAGGCGCTCCATCATAGATTCAATCTTTGCTGACTTAGCGTATGTTGTATCTTTGCTTATTTTTTCGTGAGTATTCATTAATAGTTTAAACTCTTGAATTTCTTTTTGTGATGGGTCAACATGGTGGCAGTCTGGAGTTACAACAACTTTAATATTGAATTCATCTGCAAGTGCAATAAGATGTTTATTAATGCCTGCTTCATTGTGAGGCATTACTTCAATGTAGTAGTCATCTTCAAAACGATCTTTAAACCAGGAGATGTACTTCTTGGCAAGTGCAAATTCTTCTTCTTCTAAGGCTTTGACCAAAACGCTACTTGGGCAGGCAGAGGTTACAATAATTCCTTCTTTGTATTTTTCTAATATTGTAAAGTCAAACCTTGGTTTCTTAAAGAATCCATCAGTCCAAGATAGTTCGCTAATCTTATTCAAATTCTCTAAGCCAATTTTATTCTTGGCTAGAAGGATAATGTGATTATAGACAAGATCTTGTTGACCTTCTCTTTCAGATTTATCTCGTGTATCAGATATATCTGCACACATGTATCCTTCTAGACCTAGAATCGGTTTAACGCCCTTTGCTTTTGCAACACGGTGCAGTTCCCTGTGCCCAGATAAAGTACCGTGGTCGGTGATAGCAATTGCTGGCATCCCCAACTCAACTGCACGGTCAACGTATTCTTCTGGAGTAGCAACACCATCAAATAATGAATAGTGTGTGTGGACGTGTAAACCTACGTAGTTCATTCTTACCAGTCTGCGTTTGTTGCAGATGTGGTTGTTGGGCCATCAAAGCCCAAATAGAATGCTTCTTGTTCTGCGTAAGGAATGTTACGAAGTGCAAGTTCAAGAGGGTATGGCTCTGTGCCTTCCCAGTTGAATGGTTCCTTATCTGGAGCAGATGGAATCAAAGTGTAACTTGTTTCAGTTCCCTGACCGTTACGCTTTACCTTCCAAACAAGATTTGAGATGCTTCCTGTTTCTAGTGCATACTCACGAATTGTGTTGAATGCTGATTGCTTACTAACGCCCATTGACCAAATTGCAACATATGGTTTTTCAATTCCATCATCAACAAGAACGTTGCAATAGAAACGAAGACGTGCTCGCCATCCTGCCTTTGGATCCTTACGATGCATTTCTTCAGCCCAGTCACGGCCTTCTGATTCCATTGTGTCTACAGCCTTACGCTTGTAGTCCTTTGGATTTGTGTGTTCCTTAACTACAAGAGCAAGGCCACGGTTTTCATTATAGTTTGCAGAGTCTTCGTCTAATTCTTCAATAAAACGAATCTTAACTGCTTGTCCATCGGCAAGTTTTAGCCACTTAACCTTTGGTGAGTTTTCATCATACTTTGGCTTATCGAGCAGGGCATTGATTGCTTTTAGTCCCTTTACTACGCTCATATTATTCTCCTTTGTGTTGTTATCTTAGTTTAGCATAGACATGATGGATTTGTCAAACTGGAACTGTAATCCAGCAATTGAGTCATCATCCATATCGCCTATGTCTTTATATTTTGTGTCTAACTTTATAACGGAAACACGAGATCCAAGTTTTTCAATTATCCTGTCTTTCATGTTTCCTCCTGCCTCATCATTATCAGCAACAACTACTACATTGTTAAAATATTTCTGAAGCAATTCTACTTGCGCCTTAGATACATTTGCGCCAAGTGTAGCAACTGACGGGATGCCTACTTGGTCTAGTCTAATTGAATCAAAAGAAGATTCAACAATGTATACATTATCTGACGTCTTTACTCTATGTAAATTAAATAAAGTCTTTGCTTTTGGTAGACCTGGAGTATTTTTAAACTCTTTACCCTCAACAGATCTTCCAACAAAACCTATAGGCATTCCGTCTGGACTGTGTACTGGAACTGTAACCATATCTTGCTTGATAGAGTAGCCCAAAGAAAACTTTGACCAGGATTCCGTATTTATTTTTCTATATTTAAAATAGTTTTTTGCTCTATCTGAAACTAGCAGTCCATTGTATAAACGCTTTAAGACTACCTCGTCAAATGGAAGGAACTCTGGTTTTGCGTATAGTTGTTTTTGTACTTCTGCTTCAAGGTTAGTTTCACCTTCTTTTGATTTTATAAATCTGGCTGCCTCAAAGTATGATCTGCCAGATGAATGCATGACAACCTCAATAAGAGGTGCGGTCTTTTGACAAGAGAAACAGAAAAACAATCCATTCTCTTTGTGAACCTCTCCTGCTGGTGTGCGACTGTTATTATGGAAAGGGCAAAATATAATGTAGTTTAAATCTAAGTCAGATTCGACTTCAATGCCTGCGCCCGTGAGGACTCTTTTAATTTGTTCGGCGGTGTATAAATCACCTTGTGCCCGTCTATTCCATCTATCCATTCGCTCTGCTTTCTTCCTACGTATATTCCATGTACCGTGATCTCAAACTCAAAATATTTCTTTTTACTATTATAGTCTACAGTAAAATCTACTTCTATGTCAAACCTTGGAACGTACCCTGTTAGTTTCATTTCTGATACTAGCAGCCTGATATATTCTAACTTGAGCCTGCCTAGGGCTGACTCATCGTGAATAACCCCTGATAGGTTAAACCTTTTAATTGGTTTGTGGTGTACGCTTTCCATACATTAATTATACCCATATGTTTACTTATCCTCAAAGTCTTTGTATCTATAGTATCCCTTGTCAAAATCACACTGGACTAAGAAGTCTCCCATATATCCATTACGGTTTTTACGGAAAGCACACTCAATAATATCACTATTAGTTCCACGACCAAGGGCAAGCACCCAGTCGGCATCATAGGCAATCTGTCTTGACCAAGCAGTCTGTCCAAGAGTTGGAACAGTTGATAAGTCATTTACATCATCTGGGGTTGCAGATGAGATAGCAATAATAGGAACCTCTTCACTAATTGCCATAAGTTTAAGTTCTCGTGAAAGGTTCTTCATTCTTACCGTTTCATTATCTGACTTCTGATTAGGAGCCATTAACTGAAGGTAGTCAACGATTACAAAGTCTGGCTTATACTGATCAATCTTTCCACGAAGAACGGATGGATTAATTTCTCCACCCTGATCATTTGAAATAATATGGAACTCTGGCTTTCCTTGAATATTCTTTGCATGCCAACTCTTAAGCATATCTATTTCAATTTGACCATTCGAAATCTTTCTGTGTGACCAAAGACCTTCACCCATAATAGTAAACACACGGTTACGGACTTCTGTCTCGCTCATTTCAAGGCTAATGACCATTGGGCTACGACCCTGTTTCCAGGCCTGTACAGCAAAGTAGAGAGCCAGCCAGGACTTTCCAATACCTGGGTATGCAAGGAAGACTCCTAATTGCCCTGGCATGATTCCTGCTGGAAGGTAGTTGTCAAAACCTGGAAGACCAGTCTTAATTCCTACGTGCCCTAAAGCCTGCATCTTCTTTACATTTTCAAAGTATGCAACTGCAGAGTCTAGATCTGTAACGTCAATATCACGAATTGAAGATGTATTCTTTTTTAATGCCGATGTGGAAGTAATCAAAGAATCTAAGGCCTCTGGACCATGGCCAGACTGAACATCTGATGCTGCTGACCTAATTATATCTTTAAGACTATCTGTTAAATATTCTGCACGTAACTCTTCTAAGTGGTGCTTTGTTGCCCCAATATCTTCTGTGGGGATAAAGTCTCTAAACTTCTCAATAACTAAACTAACTGGTGGGGTGGATCCATTAACCTCAAAATATTTTCGGATAAATGTCCAAATATCTCCGTGGGTTCTAAGTATTGAATCAATGTTGGCTTGAAGCAGGACGTGGGCTTGTTTATCTTTTAATACTGCAGAAATTAACTTTGATTCTGTATTACTCACTTAGCCACTCCTTTGCTTTTGCTCTGCGCTCTAATCGTTCTTTGTCGTCTTTTTTCTTGTCTAGTCTTGCTTGTAATATTTTTTCTGCATTGTATGCAAAGTAATTCCAAGAAGGAGAGGAAGCAACACTAAAATAGTATTCAAGTAAATCATAGCATTCTCCTATTCCGTAGGACTCTACAAGTGCGTCAGAAGCCCATTGCTCAACGTTTAAATTTAATGATGGCTTTGACTCGTACCTTGCTGTGTGATACTTACTGTATCTTGAAAGCAAAGCCATTCGGTCTTTGCGTTCGGCCATTACTCGTTTATTTCAGACTTTGCTTCGTTAATCTTAGCCGTCAGTTTGTCTTCAACAAACTTGTACACACGTTCAAAAGCCTGGTCAACTGTTTCACCATTCTTGCGATTTTCTACAACACCAAGATCAAGTCTGAGTGATTGAAAATTACCTAGGTTAAGTGTGTATCCTAGTGTTACAGATACTTTTGTCTCTTCGTTATTCATTCTATACCCCTTAATTAATTGATTCGTTCCAAATTGGAATAAATCTTCCATCTTCAGTTTTCGTATATTTAAGTATACCATCCCCCATTCGTCTTGTCAATTCAGCCTTTGTGGGTGTTATATCGTTTGTTATTAAATTATCTTTTCTTGGTCTACCAATATGGTGTGTAGCAAGTATATCACGTATCTCTCTTACTTGGGATTCTGAGTAGTATGATCTTACTTGCCATCCTCTGTCCCCGCCTTTTTGTGATCCCGTAGGAAATGGAATGACTCCTCGTTTCATTAATGATGGCATATATTTTTTATGACGATTAACTAAATCAGCAGTCTGGCCTACCGTATATGCTCGCTCTCTTTTATTTTTAAAATCACTAATTAAACAACTTTCAATTTGATCTTTAGTAATATTATAAACAGACATTATTCCATTGGACTGGTTGTAGTGATAAATGCGAACAAGATCTTTATTTAAAAACCAAACTTTTTTGTTGCCAGGAATTATAGGGAGGAGATTGTAGCCTTCGACCTCTGTAGTTCCTTTTTTAGTAGCCATTTTCCCTCTTCCGAACTATTGGGTGGATTAAAAAACCTTCTAGATCCACAGAGCATACAATATGATTCGAGATGCATTGGGGATGAGTATATCCTGTCTAAGAACATTCTTCCTTTGCATTTTAAGCATCTCAGCATTAATTTGGTATGCCGATGATAATAAGATTAACTCCAGCGGTCACAATGCCACCTTTGTTAAATCTAACAGACCCTTCTACTTTGTTAGTAGATGGTGGCTTGATGATTACTGACATATCACTACCAGCATCGGTTCCTCCCGCATTTACAACAGTTGCAACAACTATTGGAGCATATTTAAAATCTGTTGAAAAATCATATGAAAAATCTTTTTCTTCTGAAGCAGTTACAGATGTATTATTATTAATAGAAACATATCCACCAATAATTCTTGCTTCTGAAGTTCTTACGCTTTGCTTTCCTGCTGAACCTGCATCCACAGTAACATACTTATACGTTGATGGAGATATTGCTGAGGCAAGATCATTAATAGAATTAGCCATCTGATAGACATATGTTACATCTAGTGGTTGACCACGCTCAGGGAGGGGAATTTTTGCCATACTTAATTATACCACTAAGCCAGTGATATAACTCCGCTTTCCCATAGGGTAGAATTATTAAATCTTTGTTTTTGATATGTCTCCTGTTGTACTGCAACCTGAACAGTTGTTTTGGCCTGTTTCTTTAATGTTGCAAAATAAGATGAAGATACTGTAGTAACAAAAGACCATTCTGTATCTCCAGACCATTTAACATAAACATCAAATTTGTCAGAAATATTTCCACTTGAATGATCCCAAACTGCTACAACATTTGGACCAGATACTGCAACATTAAAATTCATATTTAATGGTTTTGCAACGATAATAGTTCTTTGTGGAGACCAATGTGATGATCTATTTCCATCAGAAGAGACTATCTTATATCTTATTGTATAAGAACTATTTTTACCATCGTAGGCTGGTAGATCTTTTTTTTGAATTATAATATTTTTTATACCTGGATCTGGTGTTGCCACTATTGCACCTCAATAGCAAATCTAAATTCAATATAACCAGAATATGCAGTCTGCTTAACAATTGGCTTTGCATCTACATTTTTAACAATAGAGTAACCAGTAAGTCCATAAAGTGGGTTTGATGTAGACTTATTTTCTAGTCTCAATCCATCAAAGGATACATAGTAGTCTGATGAAACAACATAAGCATTACTTGAATTTTTTCTAAATACAGAAGCATAGGCCTTTACTAAATTAACAGAATTCCAAGAAAATGGAGTTGACCCAGAGTTATAGAATAACTCCTGTAATTGCTTTGTTACAACAAAATATCTATTTGAAGAAAGATCTATTGACATATCATCTGAGTCAATTTCCATTCTTGCAGTTTGAGTTCCATCTGTTGATGCAAACTCTAGAATGATTTTAAATTTTTCTGGATCTAACCCAGTTTCATTTTTGTTAACAACAGAAAAGGCAAGTTTTAACTCATCAACCGATGAGTTTCTTGTTAGGTCAATAGAGACTCCAGTATAGATTAAACATTTGGATGTTGCAGACGCTGAGAGTCTTCCACTTGCTTTTGTTATTGTTGCAGAATCTCCCCGCACTAAAACTGTTTCATTTAAAAATCTAGATCTTTCATTTCTTGCAATTCTTACGCTTGAGTTAAAGATAGTGTTTTCTGCACTTGTTTTTATTACTGGGCATTCAACAAGTGCTCCATTTGTTCCTACATTGTATGACCCAAGGATATTATTTGTCACAGCGCTTGTAACTGTATTAGTACTAAGCGGGTCTAGTATTTGTGGAATTTCTGTAATTGTTCCTGAGCCAGATGAAGGACTATATAGTTTCCAGTTTTCGTTATTAGCCCAAGAGAATAAAGACTTACTATCATATGCTCCGTTAGCAGTATTAGATCCAACAGAAAATACTCCAACTTCTGATATTTCGTATCTTGGGGTTGAGTCTAGTTCTGCAGTAAATACAATTTTAGACACACCATTTTCTTTGACATATCCTCTTGATGTAATCGGAACTCTCTGCATCTCAAAATCAAGGCTAGTTTTATTGCTCATATCAGATACTTCCTGATTTGTAAATGCATGGCTAGAGTCAACAGGTTTTGGTCCACAGCCTATAGCAATATATGAGGCATAGGCTGGTGCCTGCCCGATAAGGTATTTTGCTAGTATGTTTTTGCCAGTATTAGTTATCATATTTATCCCGCCCTATATATTGTATCATTATACTTGGTCCCATTTACCTGTATTTCAACACGTACATTTTCGTCACTACCAAGATTGACAACATTGATTACTAGGTCTCCTGTAGCGCTATCAATATAAACAATAGCACCATCTGTACCGCTTCCGTTTTCTGGAACGTATTGTTCAAACTTTAAGGGGAAAGCATCAAATGTTGACTGAATTGTTCCTTGCATCGCAATCAGGTTTAGTGGGTTGTACTGAAAGAATATACTACTTAAATTACTAATTGGAGAGTACAATATATCTTGTCCATTTACCATATCTGATCTTGATAGGCTTAGTAACTCTATACCGCCAATATCTTCAAATATTAAATCGCTCATTACCTCAATTGGCATTGGGGCAGTATTAAAAAGAACCAGATCTGGTGTTGGTATCTTTACAGCACTTTGAGATGTTGCGCTATTAGTTGTAGGTGTTGCTGATGATGCGTCTACTGCCATATTATATTTCCCCCAAGTATACTGTCATCTCTGGACCCGCTATAGATCTAGTATAGTCTATGCTATATACAACATATCGCTTATCTTTTGAGTCTAAGACATCAATATTATTATCTAAATAATCAATCTTTACAATATCTCCTAGTTGCATTGTTGGCAATGAAAAAATTTTAAGTCCAATAGAATTTCTAGGTTTCATGATTCTTTGTGTTAGCCAGGACATTAAAGAGTTTGCTTCGTCTGAAGATTGAACATAGGGAACATCTAAAGAAAAATCTTTATTACCATGAAGCATTCTACTTAGTTTAATTCCTTCATATTGTTTTTTTACTTTAAATGGAGATGACACAAGATTTGAGCCAGCAAATTGTGGATCAGAAAAATCACTACCCTTATTAAAAAATTCATCGACTGTCAATTTGTTAGCACTTTGCTGCGTAAATGTTACACCCTGTATTCTTAGATAGTTTCCACTTGATGAATCTAAACTGATTGCAGTATCTGTTGCATTAAATACCATAAACTCAGCGCCGTACGATCCAGCCCTAAATCCAGATACCGAATATGTTTTTAATGAGTTAAAGGTTGGAGATAGTTTTGCGTAAAGCGCTGGATAAGCCTTATCATATTTAACATTAAATGTTGCACACTCTCTCATGATTGTTCCAAACTCTTCAAAGTATATATTATATTTTGGTGGTTGTGATGGATCAATACCTGAAAGATAGGTATTTTGAATCATACCACTTAAGGCATATTTTTTAAATGACTCATGAACATCCACAGCATCATCCCCATATACAGATTGAACTGGCGTTTCAAGAATGTTGGAGGTGTTTTGACTATAGTTTGTTGTTAACGCATATATATTTTCAAACATCATCTTTGATGAGCCACGGGTAAATAAAGCCATGTTGTTATATGTTGGTAGTGGAGATGCATCGTCAACGGTTTTTATTAATACCCCGTTTATATATAAGTAAAACCTTCTAATGTTTCCAATATCTATATACTCAACTGCAAGATCATAAACTGTTGGGTTCTGTTCAGACGCCATTCTATATTGACCAGTAAATAACCCATTGTCTACAATTATATTACCTAAGCCTTCCCAAAGTTTAATTGGAACCGCTTTATCACTAGATGAGTCTTTTTGTATTTTATAAAACATAATATTGTTTACATTTGCTTTTGAATTAGAACTGATATTGTTTGATCCCAATGCTATAATTTCAAAATAATATCCCACATTTGTTTCTGGGTTTAACAAAACTGCAAGCCCACCAGATCCTCCTGAAACGTTAATATTTTTATCTGGTGTAGTTCCTGGAACAACATAGTACGTTGTATTTCCAACTGCTGACTGTGAATTGGATAGACCACTTTCAACTTTTCCAATAATTCTCATTCTTGTTCCAAAATGTTTAAACTTATCTGTTAATGGTTTTTTAACATATGACAAAAAGTTAATTGGAGTTTCTTGTGCAGAAAAACTTGGGCCAGATAAAATAAATGCTGACGACTGAACTGTTCCAGTTTGTGTTGACCTTATTGAGTTAATAGTTTTTTCATCTACAAATGTTGTTGATAAAAAGTTTTTAATTATATTAGTTCTTCCACTTTTTTGAGCAGTAGCAGAATTTACTCCTGCTGCAGCAACAGTGCCAGTTGCTACTCCATAATCGGTCTTAAATAAGTAGTCTGAATTCATATCGCAACCTCTTACGTTGGCTGCGTCTAGCCAGTGATCTGATATGGTTGCATTGTGTGCAACAATATCGGTGCCAAACTGTCCACGACCATGTTCTTCAACTACTCCGTTTTTTAATTTTAAAACACCTTGTACAGTTTCATATTTAGGAAGAGAATAGATTCTAACTCTTCCAGTTGGATAAAGTTTTCCATTAAAAGATATTTTAGAAAAATAATTAGAATACTCTTGTGTGCTAGATATCCAAACATTTCCTTGTCCAGAGACGCTGTACTCTACAGCATCATATTTAATAATTTCTCCATTAGAGTAAAAATATCCATTATATCTTGATATCCAATAAACTCCTTCTCCAAAGTCAATAATATTATCAACAACTATATTATTTTTTACATATGGAACTGTAGCCGACAGGTTTGAATTTAGGGGGATTGCGCTGAGGGTGTAGTCTGATTGGTTTGTTATTTGGCCAGTAGACGTTTTTGTATTTTCTGTTCCAGTTACTTCCCATAAAAGAACTGGCTTGTATATCCAGGTTTTATCAGAATCAATTAGGCTTGCTTGTTTAATTGATCCGTAGTTTTTTTGTATTGACCTTGTCTCGTAATTAAGAGATCCATTGTTATAAACTGAATTATTTTTTGAAGATACATCAATAATGTTAAATTCTTTTGATAACGTAACGTCAGACGCTCTCTCTGCTTCTGTTGGCATCATGTAAGACTTGCTCATGCAGATAAAATTATTGTACTCATCAAAAAACATTGCTGTCTGAGTGGATCTTGCAAGGTCTTGTAATATTTCTGCAATGTTTTTATCTGTTGGAATAAAGAAGAACGGAATAACTAGATCTACTTCTCCATCAACTCTTTTAAAAGAATAGTTAGAGAATCCAATAGAGTCAAGTAAAAATGATACTGCAGCACTAAGGCT